TACAAAATGAAAATTGAAACTTAAATAGTAAAATAATAATAGGAGATTAATAAATGGATATTAACGCAATTAAAAAACGACTTAATCAGTTACAAACTACAAACACTCGTACAACAAATCTTTGGAAACCACAACCAGGTAAAACTCAAGTTAGAATAGTACCTTATAAACATAATAAGGAAACTCCTTTTATTGAGCTTTTCTTTCATTATGATCTAGGAAGAAAGTCTTATCTTTCACCTGTATCATTTGGTCGTCCAGACCCAATTGAAGAATTTGCTGATAAACTAAAATCATCTGGTAATAGAGAAGATTGGAAATTGGGTAGAAAGTTAGAAGCAAAAATGAGAACTTTCGCACCAGTTGTAGTTCGTGGTGAAGAAAATGAAGGTGTAAAATTCTGGGGTTTTGGAAAAACAGTTTATCAAGAACTACTTTCCATCATTGCAGATCCAGATTATGGTGATATTACAGATCCAGTAAATGGTAGAGATATTGTAGTGGAATTTAAAACTGCTGAAGAAGTTGGCGCATCATTTCCAAAAACTACTATTCGTGTAAAACCAAACCAAACGACAGTTACAGAAGATAAAAAAGTTCTTCAATCAATAACAGAAGAACAGAAAAATCTTTCTGATATTTATCAAGAACAATCTTATGATGAATTGGCTAGTGTATTACAGGAATGGTTAAATCCTTCAGATGAAGATGAAAAAAGTGGAGATAAAAAAGAAAAACCCACTGCATCTTCAACATTACAGGAGACAGTCGCTACTGCAGATAATGCATCAGAAGCATTTGATGAACTCTTTAACAAGTAAAGGTTAAAATATGTCTGTAAAAGATGAATTAGCAAGTGTCTTAGCTGATAATCTTAATAAACAATTCAAAGATACTAAAGTTGCTTATTTTTTAGATGGATCAGATTCAACACCTACTGATATTAAAGATTTTGTATCAACTGGATCTACATTATTAGATTTAGCAATATCAAATAAACCTAATGGTGGTATTGCAGTTGGTAGAATTTCTGAAATTAATGGTTTAGAATCAAGTGGTAAATCTTTAATAGGGGCACATATCCTTGCTCAAACTCAAAAAAGAGGTGGAGTAGCAGTTTATATGGATACTGAAACATCAGTAAGTAGGGAGTTTCTTGAAACTATTGGTGTAGATGTTAGCAATATGTTATATCTTCATTTAGAAACAGTTGAAGATATTTTCGAAGCAATTGAACGAATTATTGTAAAAGTTCGGGAATCAAGTAAAGATAGATTAGTAACTATTTTAGTTGATAGTATTGCAGCTGCATCTACCAAAGTAGAAATGGAAGCTGATTTTGAAAAAGATGGTTGGGCTACAAGTAAAGCAATCATCATATCAAAAGCTATGAGAAAGATCACTCAAATGATTGGTCGTCAACAAATAGCATTAGTTTTCACAAATCAACTTCGTACTAAACTTGGTGTAATGTTCGGAGATCCTTGGACAACTTCAGGTGGTAAAGCATTACCATTTCATGCATCTACTCGCATTAGATTGAAAAATCTTGGTCAAATCAAAGATACTAAAAAGAATACTATAGGTATGAAAATGAGGGCACAAGTAATTAAAAATAGACTTGGGCCACCAATGAGACATGCCGATTTTAATTTGTACTTTGAGAGTGGTATTGATGATGAAGGTAGTTGGCTACAAGTATTAAAAGATCATAAATTGTTAAAACAAGGTGGTGCTTGGTATACTATGACAAATCAAAATGGAGAGGAATTAAAATTTCAATCTAAAGATTGGTCAGAACAATTAAAGGATACTGAGTTTAAAGAATATTGTTATAATTTGATATGCGATAAATGTATATTAAAATATGATAAAAACTTTGGAATTGATGATATAACGATATCAGAAGATTCTGATGAGTAATGATAGATATTTATCTATACTCAATCAGATAAAAAAGCATGGCGGGAAGATCGATGGTGGTGAACCTAACGATAAAATACTGGTTATAGATGGCCTAAATACTTTTATTAGAGTTTTTAGTGTTATACCAACTCTCAATGATGATGGAATTCACATTGGGGGAATAGTTGGTTTTTTAAAGTCAGTTGGTTATGCTATTAAAATGTTAAGACCCACCAGATGCATCATAGTATTTGATGGTAAAGGTGGGTCTACCCGTCGTCGTAAGGTTTATTCTGAGTATAAGAATAAACGCAAAACTAAAATTAGATTAAATAGAGCTAATGAATATTCTTCAGTAGAAGATGAACATCAATCTATGCTTTTGCAATTACAAAGAGGTGTGGAATATTTAGAAAATCTTCCATTAACTTTATTGTCTATTGATAATATAGAAGCAGACGATACAATAGCTTATATTACAGAGCAAGTACTACCAAAAAATAAAATTGTAATTATGTCTACTGATAAAGATTTTCTTCAATTGGTAGATGAAAGGGTATCTGTATGGAGTCCAACTAAGAAAAAGATTTATACTCCAAAAGAAGTTTATGATGATTTTGGAGTTAATTCTAAAAATCTTATTTTAGCTAGAATTATTGATGGAGATAAATCTGATAATATTCCTGGTATAAAAGGATATGGTATGAAAACGATTTTAAAAAAGATTCATATTTTATCAGAAAATGATATAGTTAGTTATGAGACTTTTATTAAATTTTTAGATGATAATAAATTGGATTTAGATAAAGATGTTTTATTGAGAAATTATTATTTAATGCAACTTAAAGAAGTTGATATATCAGCAACAGCAAAATTAAAAATTCAAAATAAAGTTAATGAATCAATTCCTACATTAGTAAAGTATAAATTTCAGAAAATGTTTTTGGAGGATAAGTTATATACTGCTTTGCCAAATTTAAATAGTTGGTTAGCAACATCATTTAATAGATTAAATCAAATGGCTGAAAAAACACATGGGTAGAAAACGAAAATATTTTACGGAAGAAGAAAAGAAAGATGCCCAAAGAAAATGGCAGATGGAACACTATCAAAGGAATAAAGAAAATATTTGTAAAAAAGCTAAAGAACGATATCAGAAAAAAAAGAAAGAAATAATAGATTTGGAAAAGAGGAAAAGGTTATATGGTGAGTGATAAGGAAACCTTTGTAGAGTTTGGGCCTCAATTTCAAGTAAAGATTCTATCATCTTTATTAAAAGATAATATTTTTATTCAAACTATTCATGATATTTTAAAATCAGGTTATTTTGAAGCAGATGCAAATAAATTTTTATGTGGAACTATTATTGCACATTATATGGAATGGAAAAGAGTTCCAACATTAGAAGTTCTTAGAGTTAAAATACAAGAAATAGATAATGATGTTTTAAAAGAAACTGTTATTTCAAATTTAAGAGAGGTGTGGAGAAATTTAGATTCTACAGATTTAGATTTTATTAAATCAAAAACATTGGATTTTTGTAAAAATCAAAAATTAAAAGATGCTATTGTTAGTTCAATAGATTTATTGGAAAATAAAGATTATGGTGGAATCAAACAAATAATTGATGAGGCGTTAAAGGCTGGGTCTGAAAGAGATTTGGGTCATGATTATAATGTAGGTATAGAAGAAAGATTAACAAAAAGTACTAGGAGTACTATTTCAACACCTTGGGATGTAATTAATGATGTTATGGATGGTGGATTAGGTAAAGGTGAATTAGGTGTAATTGTTGCTCCTGCTGGTATTGGTAAAACTTGGATGTTACAATCTATAGCTTCTAATATATGTAAAAAGGGGCTATCTGTAATACATTATACATTAGAATTAAACCAAGAGTATGTTGGATTAAGATATGATACTATATTTAGTGGAACACCAACAGCTAATATAAAATTTTATAAAGATGAAGTAAGGAAAATAGTAGAATCAATTGAAGGAAAACTTCTCATTAAATACTTTCCAACAAAATCAGCAACTGTACAAACTTTAAGTGCACATTTGAAACAAATAGAGTTAAGTGGAATTGATATAGATTTAGTTATTGTTGATTATGCAGATATTTTAAGTGGTATTGGTACTGAAAAAAGGCATGTGTTAGAGAATATTTATGAAGATTTAAGAGGATTAGCAGGAGAATTTGAAGTTCCTATATGGACAGCATCACAAGCAAATCGTTCTGCATTAGAAATGGAAATTATTGAAGCGGATAAGGTAGCAGAGGCATATAGTAAAGTAATGATTGCAGATTTTGTTATGTCTGTTAGTAGGAAGGTAGAAGATAAAATATCACATACTGCTAGATGCCATACTATTAAAAATAGATTTGGGGTGGATGGATTTACTTATCCTATGAATATGAATACTAATATTGGTAAGATTGAAATATTTGAATCTACAACTATGAAGGGTAAAGAACAACAAAATAAGATGGATAATTCAGAAGAATATCTTAGAAAACAACTGTCAAATAAATATAAAGATTTAAATAAGCCACTTGACCCAGTTGAGGGATTTGAATAATATACTTGTATATATTCTATTTGGTTATTCTGTATATATTATATTTAATAGAGGTGAGAGTTTATTTTGTTTTAGAAAATTTTATAGCAAGGAGTTTTTTTGATGGTAGTAAATGGTAATGGGGTAAATGGTGATTTTGAGTCTTTTAAATTAACAGATAATTTTATAGACAAGTATAAAAGAAAAAAACCACCATTCGGTTTTAATGGATTAGGTGAATTAGTTTATATGAGAACATATTCTCGCGTTAAAGAAAATGGTAAAAATGAAAGATGGTGGGAAACAGTTCGTAGGGTTGTAGAAGGTACTTACTCTATGCAGAAACAATGGATTGAATCTCATCAACTTGGATGGAATGCATGGCAAGCACAGAATTCAGCGCAGGAAATGTATGAGAGAATGTTTTATATGAAATTTTTACCACCTGGTCGTGGGTTATGGGCTATGGGAACACCAATCACCGAAGAAAAGAATTTATATGCAGCACTAAACAATTGTGCTTTCGTATCTACTAAAACACTAAAAGAAGATTACTCAAAACCATTTTGTTTTTTGATGGATGCCAGTATGTTGGGTGTAGGAGTTGGTTTTGATACAAAAGGTGCTGGTGAAATTGTTATTAAAGGTGTAAATAAAGATAGAAAAGAAGAAATTTATCAGATACCAGATACAAGAGAAGGTTGGGTAGAATCCCTTAGACTATTATTAGATAGTTATTTTCACGGAACAGCGGTAGTAGAATTTGATTATAGAAAGGTTAGAGATGCAGGTGAACCAATTAAAGGTTTTGGTGGAGTATCAAGTGGTCATGAACCATTAAAAGAAATTCACAAAGATATTAGAGGGGTATTAGAGGATAACACAGGAGAACCAATTACAATTACTACGATCGTAGATATAATGAATCTTATCGGTAAATGTGTTGTAGCAGGCAATGTAAGACGTACTGCAGAGATTGTATTTGGAGATGCTTATGATGAAGAATACTTAGATTTAAAAAATTATAAAGTAAATAAACATAGAGAAACATATGGATGGACTTCAAACAATTCAATATTTGCTGAATTAGGTATGGATTATACAGATGTATGTAAAAGAATTACAGATAATGGTGAACCTGGATTTGCTTGGTTAGAGAATATGAGAGGTTATAGTAGATTAAAAAATGGTAAAGATAATAAAGATCATAGAGCAGCTGGTGGGAATCCTTGTTTAGAACAAACATTAGAAAGTTATGAATTATGTTGTCTTGTAGAAACTTTTCCAAATAGTCATGAATCATTAGAGGACTATCAAAGGACATTAAAATATGCTTATTTGTATGCGAAAACGGTAACACTTGGTAAAACACATTGGCCAGATACTAATAGAGTTATGTTAAGAAACCGTAGAATTGGTTGTTCAGTTAGTGGTGTAGCACAGTTTATTACTAAAAGTGGAATAGATGTGTTAAAAAATTGGTTAGAAGAAGGATATGATACAATTCAAGAATGGGATAAGATGTATTCAGATTGGTTAGCAGTACCACGTTCTATTAAAACTACTTCAGTTAAACCAAGTGGTACAGTTTCATTATTAGTTGGAGCAACTCCAGGAA